CTAATGTTTCTACTTCCATGATATGAAAAGCCGAATAATCTGTAGAGTCTCCTCGACTAACATCAGCACATACTATATAATCTTTTGTATAATTTGGCGGCTCCCATATCCAAATATTACTATCTATACCTCTTTTTTCAATTGGTTCTTTTACGTGTATATTTTTATACTCTTCTAATATAATACCATCAACTACAGATTGACCAGAAGTGATAAAATCACAATCACATTCTTGTGCAGCCAACGAAGGGCCCAATAATTTATCTTGGTCATCTCTCCACTCTTGACCACGTTCAGGATGAACATCCCAATATAACTTAATAAAATTAAAATCATTTAAACCATCTTCAGCATCCATCCAAGTTTTGTGAAACCAATTACCAACACCATTTGGTGTAGAAAGAGCTACACATTGACCACCTGTTGATAATGTCTGTGAAGCAGCTGCCCATATTGTATCAATCTTATCAATGAAAGCAGCCTCATCAAGTATTAGCAGAGATAGAGCTTCTGAACGACCACTATCTTCTCCACTTGATACTGCTTTAATTTGTGAACCATTTTTATATCTCAAACTTAACTTGTTATCTTCAACACATTTTTGTTTTAGCCAACTAGGAAGATTAGCATGCATAACACGAACTTTTGTTACAAGATTTTTAGCAGTATCTTGTTTGGTAGCAATAACAAGAATATTCTTATCTTGATGAAATGTCATCATCCATAAAGCATATCCAGCAGTAATTGTAGATATACCTAACTGTCTTGCTTTAAGAATAACATTAAAACGATGTTGCATAAAATCTTCTACTGTTTTTTCTTGAAAGTTATACAGGTGAAATGGTATCTTACCTTTTATTGGATGTTGTATATAGCAATATTTTTTCAAGAAGTAAACAGGATCGGAAGCACTTTTTATGTACTCCTGTTTTATTACATCTTTTAATTGTCCGTTTGAGTTTCGATTCATATTAGTATACTATATGTACTGTACAGCTTCCACTAATTTCTTTTATACCTATTGGATATATTTCCTCTGCTGTTACATCACCTGCAGGTATATCACCACCATCTGTCGCCGTTAGTACTCCCACACCAGCTGTCTTAACCATAAATCCACTTGGATTAGATAAAGAACCAGTAAGATATGTAATACCCCCATCTGATGCTACGGTTACCGTGTGTACTTTATTGTATATCGCGTCGTCACTAAAAGTTGGTGCACTTCGACTTGATACATCAGTTCTTTTGTTACTACCATGTGTTATTGTTGCCATTTAATTTCTCCTTTTAAAATTTTTTATTTCCCCAACTTCGTGTAAACATACCAGTACTCTTTATTAATTCATAAAAAGAGAACTCATCTTGTAAGTCCAAGATATTAACATTTTTAAAAATTTGTGAACTTAATAAGTTAGTAATAAAATTATCAAAAGATAATTCAGTTTCTCTTACATCCAAGTCACTTTTTTCAGAATATTCTAGTGCTATTGTTTTTAAATCACTAACTAAATGAACAAAGTTTTTTAAATCTTTTCCACTAACTGCATATATTTCTTTATCTGTAATCATTGCTATATCCCTATGTATAAATATACTACTTTAAAGAATCTTCCATTTTTTGTAAAAATTCTAATGCTTCATCTGCTTGTTTTATAATAGAATCCTCATCTATATCCCATTTTTCTTTATCAACTGAATAACCATCTGGATTTATCTGTTGTAAAAACTCAGGTGTTTTTTGAGTTTTAAATTCTTCTATCAATATTTTTTGATCTTTTATCCAAGCTAATTTATTTGATAATATTTTATTTTCCATCCAATCATCATATGTACCTTCTAACCTCATCTTATGTTCTTTTTTTATCTGACAATCAAAACAATGGTCGTACATAAACCACATTTTATTATCCAATCTTTTTTTCATTACTTTATCACATTTTGGACAAAACCAAGGCATCCTAGCCTTTTTCATTACATTAGTTAACTTACTTATGTTATCACCTTCTGCTACTTTCTTACCACCATACCCAACCATGATTCTTTGTTCTGGTGTACCACCATCTAAGATAGATTGTAGTGCTTTATTTTGTCTTTCTATGTCTTTACTATATCCCATTGTAACTCCTATACGAATTTTAACATTCCTAATATTTGATTTGCTGGTGCAAAAGCACCTGTGTATTTATAAAGTTTTCCTTTAAATACAAAAGTAATACCCTCACTTGGTACAACAGACTTTAAACCACCAATAGCATTTAGTCTATCCAACTGAACCTTTAAGGTAGTTAATACTTTAGTATCTTTAGATGTTCTTACCTTACTAATAGCAGATTTCAAATCCTTACGAATTTGTTGAGCTGCCTTAGATGGATTAGCTGCTATAAAATCACTAAGATTAGAAAGTATCTCAGCACCTAACTCGAAGAAAAGAACTTCCCAATCTCTAATATGTTCTTTTTGTAATCTAGCGTGATCCATTTTGTCTGTATTTAATACCCAATTTAAAAACCTTGGATACTCTTTTAAATCTTTTTTAATCATTGGAATTTTATACGACTTATCTAAAAATGCCCATCGTTTAGTTAAGTTCATTAAAATCTTATTTGAAATATTTTTATAATCACTTTGTTTAGCTCCATTATAAATATATTCCATCCAATGTGCCTGGTGATAATCTGCTAATGTATTACTTCCCTTTAAATCATACTCACTCTGTAATTTATTTAACTTACCCAAAAAGTAACTTTGTCTTTTACTAAAATCTTTTACCTTTGGTAGATTGGTAATAAATGGTTTTTCAATATTAAAAGCCTTCTGTACATCTTGGTTTATCTGTTTTATCATACCAGCCAATACTCTTGCACTTCCCCTATCTTCTCCTATTGGAATACCAGATTTATCATACTCTATAGTTCCGTGGAATTGTAATAGTGATTTACCATAAGGTATTACATTTACTGTCTTTGGATATATAACTTCTAAAGACATAAACTTTTTACCTTCATCAAATATTTTATCCTTTTGAGCTTTACTCAATTTACCTACAGCATTCTGTAAATCTCTCATTGCATATACAAATGCTTTTTCTATATCACCTCTACCGGCAAACATACTTTTAATACCATCAATACTTAAAGCGTTAGCACCATGATTTTTAATATGTCCTTTATTACGAGCAGCTAAAAGTTTTCCACCTTTCCAACTTACCATAATATTTTGTCCATCTGTTTTTTCCGTAACTGCTCCTTCACTATCAAGATTACCTTGTAATGTATTAATAATTAGTGTCTTAAAGTCTGAAAATGTAAGATTTTTATTATCAAATGGATGATTGAGATGTCCGTATGCACCACCTTCTATTAATAATTTAACTTCATCATTTAAATTAATTTTTTCTTTTATTTTTAATTTTTTCTTTTTAGTATTTCCGACATTATCATCACCGATACCTGGTAATACTGCAGTTTCAACTTCTACACCAGTATAACTTTTGCCATCTGAAGTTATACCCATCCACTTTACTATTTCGTAACCTAAGTTTTTTAATACTGTTCCATCTATATAATCTTTATATGATTGTATTGGGTTATTAACACCAAACCTAGTTCCATATTCACCTGATTGTTTCTTACCATATGCTACTGCAGGAACAATATTGTAGTTTAATGTATAATCATATTCAGGATTAATTGCGTGTTTACCTAAAATAAATTGTAGTACTTTCCAACCAGCACCTTTATACATATTATCAATCCACTTCTTAGACATTTTTGTATAATCATTAAATCCTTTATAAAATGTTGGTGGGCCATCATCAGTTGGAGATAATGTTGTAGTACTACTTTCTAATAAAAATTCTTCAATCAAGTCATTGTTCAATTTAAAAGATTCAAATAACTTTTTAAACTTATTAGTCATCATAGTATACACACCTTTGTCGTAATATCCAAATGATTTTTTAAATAACTTTTGCCTTTCACTATCATCGGTATTTGGATTGCCTAAAATTTGTCTCATCTTAGTTCCACTCATACTTCCTTGTTGTGGTGCAGTTACAAAGTATCCATTTTCTTCGTAACCATTTATATTACCTTGATTTTTTTTGTAGTCTTGAAAATATTTACCTTTACCAGCCTTTAATCTACCAGCATCTTTTTCACCAAATGCATAAACTACAGCAGTCGTATCTTTATCAAACTTAGATAATAAATTTTTTGCGACATAAGGAGACTTTTCCATAACGATACGATTTTTTGGAATACCCATCTTTGTCATGTGACGAACCTTTTCTTTAAAGTCCATTGGATGTCTTGGTGGTTGTTTGAGATTAGAGGTGGTTATGTAAACTTCATCAAATTTTGACTTCATCCACTTATAAGTAGCAAGATGTCCTGAATGAAATGGTTGAAATCTTCCACCAAATACGCCGATAGTTTTTTTGATTTCTTTTTGTTCTTTTAATTTTTTACCAGTATCGGTTTTCGTAAAGGGGCCTCTTCTCAATGTTGAAAACTTTACAGGTGTCTCCATACCAAATAAGTTCTTAGGTGCTAAAATTCTCAATGTAATCATCTTTCTACTATTATCAACCTTCAAGGTTTCAAATTCAATTTCTTTGTATCTCTTACCTTTCATTTTAAGGTTATGACCAGTAATAAACTTTTCTACTTTACTACCCTTTACGGCTTGTGCTTCACTTACTTTCTCATAACCACTACCATAAGGAACTGAGGTGTTACCTCTCTTCTTCATCTTCTTTACCATCTTACGACTTGGTGATGGAACTACCGATTCTGTTTTTTTCTTACCTGCACAATGTGCTTTTTGTGAAAATCCTTTTGGATTATTACAATCAATACTTTTTTTATACTTTGCACTCCAACCTTCGTTTTTACTTTTAGTTTTTTTCTTCATCTTATTGATGTAAGCCCTATAGACAGCTGCCTGTGAACTCTTACCCATCTCTTTAGCTCTCTGTTCCATGGCAACTGCTGCTTGAATCTTGTGTGCATGAGACTTACCACTCCCTTTTATTTTACTAACTGAGGCATTTGCATCTTTTACTGTAGCAAACTTCAATCCTTTGATTGTTCCCTTTGGATTTTCATCCGTGTATAAATCTGAATGTGATGATGAGTTTCTGTGTTGTCCTTTCTTACGAGGTTTTCTAGCCACTTCTTCTTTTTTCATTATTCTAAATTTTAAAGCAGTCCTACCATTGATAAGTAAGTCACCTTTTTCATTATAATCAATAGACTTGACAACCACCTTTTTATTCTTAAATCTACCCATAAGAATTGTATCACCAATTTCTACAGGAACATTTATAGATTCCTTCATTATCTTTTGTTTCTTAATCCAATTCTTACCACGATAGTTTTTAACAGGTTTATTAATAAACTTACCAATTCCCTTTTTAACCAACATATTAAATTTCTTTTGAGCTTGTTTTTCACTTAGTTGATTTGAGTTATCAACCATCATAAAGTTTTCGTTACCGAATAATCCTTGAAAGTATATCTTGTTCTTCTGTACAGCTTTCCAGGATGATTCAACTAATTCAGGATTAAGTTTTCTTGGTCTTTCCATATTCCTTTTTTGTGCAACTTCTAAATCCGTATAAACGAATACCATGTAACAATCGTATCCAATTTCTTCCAATTCTTTCTTATCCGCTTTTATTTCTTGAAACCTAGAGCCCGTGCCATCGATTACCATTCCTAATCTACCATTAGCGTACATTTTTTTACGATCAGTAGTAAGTTCTTGAGCTCTTGTTCTTAATCCACTATAGTCATCATCTTTTGGATCGGTAAGTTGTCTAAAAAGTTCTTCTGGCATATCATCTAAGTCTGTACCGAATCCATATTTGTTTAACATTCTTTCTAATTCAGAATCCGTATTTATCATTTTTAAACCATAGGCAGAAACACTTCTTTTTTTGGGTATTCCATATAAACCACTTGCTACAAAAGACTTACCACTGCCTGGCCCACCAGCTAGAAATACTGCCTTCAAAATACCAGGATCATTTATTCCTTCTTCCAATACATCTTCTTGTAAAAATGGTTCTGTTAAAAATTTAGTAAGTTTGTTCATTTACACTTCCATAGTTCTACGATACCAACCAAACAAGAACCTTTCTTGTTCTGGCTTTCTGTTTACCAAGTCATAGTAATGTTTTAATCTGTAGCAACGAACTCTTTCCAATGATGGACTGGTATCGTTGATAGCACTTAAAGTCATTGGGCCTAAACCACCATCTACTGCTAAATCTTTTCCTTTTGCATTACAAGTTCTTTGTAATATTTTTACAGCAGTTCCTCTACCTTGATTTACACACATATCAAAAAAGATATGTTTTAATTGTTCAGGCATTTCATCCACCTTGTTCTTATCCCAATAGTCTCTTCTATAAATATCTTTAGCTTTAGCTTTCGTTAAATTTTTTATATCTTCATCTGGATAAAATCTTTTGGCTATACCAAAGTTAGTTTCTCCACCTAAATCACTTGGATCGTGAACATATCCACCTTCATGGTGTAAAGTTATTTCTATTATTTCATCGAATGTTGTTAACATTGTTTTCTCCTTGTTATGTTAAATCTACTCCGGTTGCAGTAATTGTTACTCCTAACATTGAAACAGTTACAACTCCAGATCGAGCTGCATTAATTCCACCTCTGAGACTAACTGTTAACTGATAAAGTCTACCATTGACTAAAGTAGAACTATCTATGGTTAAACCATCTAATTTTGGGATGTCAAGAGTTTGATTTATAAAAGTTGATCCATGAGTGGTTGATAATAGATGTGTAACAGACACATCACCGAGTGGTTGATCTGTACCTCCAGTGCTAAAAGTGCCATATCCACCATCAGCCGTAATATCTGTGATACCAAAGCCTAATCGACATCTAAGGGCAGATGAACCAGCATTGGTTGTATTTCCACTTTGTTTTAAAAGGCAGGTCAATCTTAAAAATAAATTATTGGTATCGTGTTTGTATAAACACACAACTTTATTTCTATTATCTCCAACATCACTAGTACTATGATCAGCACCTGTTTGTGTGTAAGTTGGTAAAACACTAGCTCCATCACCACTACTACTTCCAGCTCTATTATTGTCTGAATATACTATGTAATCGGAAACAGCTGTTGTCGCTCTATCCCTTACGGTGTTTACTGCTACATCACCTATGGTCGCTGATCCAGCTTTTAAATCACCTATG